CTCGGTGCAGGTCGATCAGTGCTTGTGTCTGGCGCATGGCGGGCATTCTGTGGGGTTCGATGGGCGCATTCTATCGCGCAGGCTATCGGCGGGCAATTGGACGTGATGGCGGGATCATTTGCACAGAAACCGGCGCGACTTGAGCTGCAGCGCGTCTTGCACCTTCGCAGGCGTAGCGCAGTGCGTCAATGACGTGGTTTTTCTTGTCCTCCAGCACCGGCAGCACCTTACCCGTCAATGGGTCAGTCTTGTAACTGTAGAGGGTCAATTCGTCAATGGTGTGAATGCAGCGCGGATGCACGATGATGTCGAACGACTTGAGCCACTCGACTCCCTCCTCTAGTGACTTCGGCCCCTTAACGGCTGGCATGATCTTCGGGAAGCCATTCTTACGCATGTGCGAGATGGTCTCAGGGCGCGCTGAGTCAGCCGTAATCGGCCATTTCTCAGCCTCTGGCACAGTCATGAACAGGGCCGGGGTATCCGTGATTTCACAGCCAACCATGTACGCCTCATGGTCGATGTAGAGGCGTCGCCCGTCGATGTGGCATCGAATCAGGGTTGTAGGGTCAACCGAGAAACCCCAGTCAGCACCGAGGCGGAACACTGCACCGCTAGGCGCCTCGAACTCCTCAATGCTCCAGTTCTTGAACACCCGCGCTTCACTGTTGCGGACGTACTCACCGAGCCACACATGGGCGTATTTGTCTGGATCTCGCCGCTTGTCGTACTCCATTTCCTCGCGCAGCACATCCGGGAACCACGGGTTGTCCACAAAGTTCACCGGGATCACGACAGCGTTAGGAGGCGGGTTTTCACCCCTAAGCAGCACGTCTACCGGGTCTGTTGATTCGCCCGGGTTCCATGTGAACCACAGTTCTGAGCCGGGCTTGCGGATTGTTGGGCGCAACAGGTCCAGGCTGCGCTGGCTCATGCTCTGGGCTTCTTCGACCCACGCGCAATCCATACCTTCAAGCGACTTGATCGAATCAGCCGTGTGATTCTGCATGCCTTGAAACAGGATGATCCCGTCGCCAGTCACAGACTTGATACACGACTCTTGAACGTCGAAGTACGCACCGGCGTTCATGCTCTGGATCTTGGTTTCGAGTAGCCGCTTCACAGACTGATTCAGCGACTTCTGCACCTCACGGACGCAGACTGTCCGGCGCTTCTGGTCCATTACGTGCGCTTCAATGACCATTTCGGCCACGCCGTGCGACTTTCCGGACCCACGGCCACCCCACGCACCCTTGTAGCGGGCAGGCTGCAACATTGGCAGCATCCATCGAGGGGTGTCTAGGATCAGCTCACTCATGCCTTGGGGTCAACAACCCGGCGCGTGATCGTCTTGATTTCAAGCGGGCCACCATCCGGGCCGGTGTGAGCTGTTTCGTTCTTCTCGCGCCAATCCTTTGGGAATCGTGCGGCCATTGATCGGGACCAAACCGACGCCTGAAACTGTCCGGTTTGTGGCGGCATGATGAGGTTTGTTCGCCCCATCGACTCCCACCATGCTTGGCTGCACTCCCTTGCATGTGTCAAGGCTTGCAGAAATTCAGGGTTTGCGGCAGGCCAAAGCTGCTCCAGCGTGTTGCGGGCGACACCAATATCTGCCGCCATTTCCACCACCGACATGCCGAGGCGGCCAAGCTCAATGACTCGCTCGCAATACTCTGGCCGGTAGTCTGTCGGGCGTCCTGCTGGCATCACTTACCCCACCCGAACACAGAAAGAATCGATGCGACAAGGCCTTGAGACTTCCCGGCCTGCTTTTTCCACTCAAGGGGGTGTAGTTCGGTCTTGATGACTGGCCCACTTGGGTTAGCGATTGTGAGTTCGCCCTCAAACCCTGCGCATTCAAGCAAATGAATAGCCTCATTAAGCGCAATCATCTGTTCTTTTTTCATCAGATTACCTCCACTGCGCTCTAGCGCGATGGTGTCATTCTAGCTCAGGGCTTAGAACGAGGTGGAGTAGCTCAAGGCCACCGTGTCGCGCCGCTTTGTCAGAACCCATCCGGTGAGCTTTACGCCAACGAAAGCGCCAGCGATGTTCCACGCCATGTCCTTGCCGCTGAAGCCTGATCCGCCGCTTCGTGCGTCATGAAGCTCTTTGATGACGCCAGGGATGGTGGCGACGGCAATGGCCTCAGTGTCGGTCAGGCTTGGAAAGATCGTGCGGACGGCAGCGCCGGACACCACATGCACGGCAAAGTGCTTTTGCTTGTCTGCGCCAGTCCATTCGTCTGCGTGCGCCTGAGTGGCTGCGATGGCCAGAACTGCGGCAGTGATGTGTTTCATGGTGTGCCTCGATTATGGATCATGGAGCCCCCAGCATGGATTTGAACCTGAGGCCTGCCGCATACAAGGCGGCTGCTCTGCCAACTGAGCTATGGGGGCAAAGTGAGGGGCTTTCACCCTCGTGCTTGTCGGATCTCATCTACGCAGCCGATGATGTGATGGTCGAGGGGCCGGAGGTGATCCCGGCTTGGGGTTCTGGTAGAACCGTCAACTTTCTTCCGCACAGTCACCACCTGCGCATTCCCTCGGGTCTGACCACACCCAGAGCAGTCCCACCAGTTGCAATCGTCGGGCTGACATGCCCGTGGTGGCTTGCTTGATCTGCGCTCTATGGTCAGACCCGAAGGCCCTAGCCGCCAACACCTCTATTTTCTCAGGGCTTGCATGTTGCGTCAAGCTCAATCATTCGTTTGCCCACAGGTTCCCAAGGGGTGATAGCAGAGGATCTGACTATCTCTCCCTCTCCCACCTGCCAATACATCACAGCAGACTAGAGCACCCATAAGGCAGCGATTCATTCCGCTTTGTGTCTCGTCTCACCCGCTTTACACAAAGCATCTGCGGTCCCTCACTGACAGGCCGCACGGCACGCACCGGGGGTACGGTGGCCGGTCTTTGCGCAGTGTGAGCCGATCCAAGCTCATGCACGAAGGTGAGGGAGTCGCCTGCATCATCCAGAAAAGCGAAGCCCCTAAAGTCTCGCCTATCCACGCAAAGCACGCGCTCCCTTTCGGGTCCATCAAGTACCACCCTGATGGCGACAAACGAGGCTTTAGGGGCCTTGTCTGGTGTGGCTTGGTGGGCCACCGAGCGTGCTTTGCTCTCGATTGGATTATACATTGGATGCCAACTTGGCAATGTGTGCGCCGGTGGACTTTTCAGCAGCCTTGACCGTCTTGAAGTGCCGCCCCTTGTAACCGTGGATGACGTTCTCTTGGCCGTCCTTGTCGATGCGGACGATGATGGCGTAGAACTCGCCTGCGCTTGGGCTGATCCGTGCTTCGTGCTTGCTCATTTCGTTCTCCGTTGCGTTGTCGATGAGTGAATCATGCCCGCCCGGTGCGGTTTGGTCTAATTGGTTTTTTCTATCGAGTCGATAGCTTTTTCGATTCGCACCAGAACCCCAAACTCCCCGCGCTTGACCTTTTCCTGAGCGTAGGCCCATTTGATCGGACCCCGTGGCCCATCGTCAACGCCTGCCGTTTTGGCGATCTGGTCCCGTATGGCCTTCATGGCGCCTTGAAGGTTGTCGTCGTCGCACTCGCTTGCCGATAGCCGCGTCATAGTGACGGTGCATGGGATCGGAACGGATCGGATGACTAGCGCGGTCATGGCCTTTTCGCTGCTGACGCGGCGATGCCTGGTGGTCCAGTGCTCGCGTGCGTTGAGGCCGGTGACTGTCTTGATTGGTAGTCGGTAGATCATTCGATGGCCCTCAGTGCGTCGTCGAGTAGGTCTTGCTGGGTCAGCCCGTAGTGTCGCTCGAAAGCCTTGGTTCCCATTCCATGCACTCCGGTGTTGCCTTGGTGGTGCTCCCGACACAGAGGAATGAGCGTCCGATAGTCACCCTTGCCCCATCCTCCGGTGCGTAGGTGGTGCAGATCTACCGCACCCGGTTCGTGAGGCCCATACAAGCGACGGCACAACATGCACCCGATGCCTGCCAGCTTGGCTTTGTGCTGCGCTTCGGCTTTGGTCATTGTGGTATTGCTCCGTGGTAGTACGCCATCGGCTGCGGCACCAGATCACGCGCATCGACCGTGTGCCGCGCTCCAAGCCACAGCGGGCCGATTTCAGCAACCTGCACCCGTTCGCCGTTTTCCATCGCCATGACGCTGATTCCGTCGTGGGTGTACCTGTGCCCCTGCCGCGCTGGCTTGTGCTCGCTGGCGAGGTCCAGTGCCAACTGGTGACAGTCTGTCACCGTCTGACGCATCGGCGCTTTTGGTGCGTGGCTGACGTTTGGCATCACCCCGGCGATCTTGGCGCACTTTGGCCCGTAGGCGTACTCGCCGACGGTGGCAAATGCGGCAGACATGGGGCGACGGCAGCGGACGCAGGTTAGTGGTTTCATGATGGTTTTGTGCCTGATTACCGGGTTATGCGTCGTTATTGAGGCCTACCGTGGGTTAGGCCTCTTCTTTGCGCGACTGGCGCACCATCTCGCTGCCCGGCTGCAGCAGTACCTCTGCGGGCACGCCAACAGCGAAGGCGCGGATGCGGGCGTTCAGTGGCAGGTTGCGCTTGCCGGCCATGACCTCGCTGAAATGCGCTGCGGTCATGCCCAGGATGGCGGCGAACTCTGCCCGGCTCAAGCCGTACTGGTCGCGGCGGAAATCCAGTGCGTCAGTGATGCTCACATCGCAGGCCTTGCCCACCTGGGCCTCGGCCAGCAAGCGCAAGATCATCGCGGGACGTGGCTCGGCCGTGTTCAGTGCGTTTGGGTTGTGGTTTCGTGCCATCTCGTTCCTCTCGTCGTTGTGGCTACAGGCCTAACACGTTGGTCATTCGTAAACGCCCTGCAACAGCTTGATGCCTTGCTCGACCCGCACCTTATACGTCACCAGCTCATACAGGCACTCGCGGTAGGTGTTCATCAGCCCGGCGATCTCGCTGCGCAATTCTTCGTTCTCGCGCTCCAATCGTTCGATCTTTCGGCGGGCGGCGGCGGGGATTCGTTCGGCGCTCATTCGTACTCCGCCGCGGTGAATCTGACGCCCTGCTGCGATCCGAACGCGCTGATCAGCTCCATCAGCTCGCCCATCTCGGAAATGGTCATTTTTGACGTAGCCTGGCCCAAAACCACGAACCCGCCATCGAGGCCCGGAACAACGTCTTGACGCTTCAGGCTCGCGCTGAAAACGTGCTTCCACTCGTCCGGTGTGAGCTTTCGACCATGCCAAACAACCTGCACAGCCACTTCAGACAGCATCGCCCACATCCGCGCATTCTGGGCCGTGCTCCGCGTCTTTGGCTTGACCGACAGCGAGAACTCGTGCCCGGCCATCAGGTGCGGCTTGAGCGTCTGATACAACGCAGTCACGGCAGCGTGCGCCTGCTGAGGGTTGACTAGGATGCGGTCGATTCTCATTTGTCGCTCATGTAGCTTGGGCAGAAAAACGTGATTACAGACGGTGGCGTCATGTATGGGCGCCTCGGGTGGTCAGATGGTGCGGCTGTGCGTCTGAGGCACGTCTCGCATTCCTCGTGCCATCCCTCATCGTCTGAGCCGATGCCGGGACAGCGTTCGTCGTCGCCGGGGAGTGTGCGGGCGGTCATTCGTCGCCCTCCAACTTCATCGACTCCAACGCGCTCAAAATCGCAGCCGACAGGTCGCGCCATGTGTGCGCATTCACGCACGTCTTGATCGTGACCGATGCTGCGTGGGTGTCAAGAATCTCGACGTTGGCGGCAAGCTCTGTTCCGTCAAGAATCTCGACCCGGGTGACGTGGGTGGTGAATGTGGTCATGCCTTGACGCTCCCCATGTTGCGCAGCGCCTCGCGCCGCTTGTGTTCGATCTGAGCCGATGCCTCGACAAACCGGCTGCACTTGCGCAGGTGGACCGGCGACGGGCTGAAACCTGA